GGACGGCGAAGCGTACAGCCTGGGTGCGGTTTGCCAACAACGTAGAGCTGAAAGGTATTACCGGCGCATCAGAGAGATCCACATCGCTGGTGGCGCTGTCCGGGGCGATGGTGGTTTCGCTCTGAGAGGCGGCACCCGGGATCACGTTCCAGGTGCGCTGGTCTTCTGCCAGGGTGTAACGCTCGCACCAGGTGTAATCAATCACGCCTTCTTCTGGCAGGTCGTCAACAATCGGCATATCGGTGCGTACAGGCTTGGCGTAGTCTTTACCGCGGCCAGTTTCAATGCCAGCATCTTCCAGCGCGACATCCAGCTGCAACGCAGCTCGTGATTGGGTATTGGCGGAGAGCCACACTACAGCGTCAGGCTTCCCTGACTTCTGAGTGGCCTTAACCAAGTAGAAAAATTCCATGTCAGATCCTCATTTTTGGATGTAAGATCCCCGGGCCAGAGATAGCGCCCATTGGGTGTGTTTTTGGTTTTGAGTAGTTTTCCGGTGTACTTTGGTCGGTGGCACCGGACGTAGACCCCGCCTTGCGCGGGTTTTACGTTAGGCTTCGTGGGCCATCTGGTCGTACGAAGCGCAACGCGTAGAACAGTAATTACGTTGTTCGCGCGCCAGCTGGGCGCCGCGGATGAAGATCAATACGTTTTTAACTTCTTTCCCTTGCTCGATAGTTTTGCGGCAGTACGCGCATGTCTTCTGCATCATCATCTCCTCAGAACTTAACCGTGGTTTCCGCTGGCACTTCGTCACTGCGGACGATCCGTTCTACCGGGTAGCAATCTCCAGAAACCTTCTGTTCGATAGCGGCCTGCTCGCATTGCTGCTGGCTGTTATAGACATCGAGAACGACATCCTGAAATTCACCATTGGTCATGCCGATGGTCAGGACGAGTGCGAATAAGGTGCCCATTAGTGCGTCCCTGCCGGAACCAGGTGCGGTTCAATATTGCGTGAGGCATACGGTCGACGGATGTGGCGCAGATTTCCCTGCGGTTCGTGCCAGTACATGCCTTCGCTGTAGTTAAAAGAGACCAGCCATGCTGCGCCGGTACGCTGATTACGCATTGGAACGGCGCGACCGCTGTTTGGTACTGCTGGATTAATTTTCATCTCAATCACCTGTTTGCCCTTGTCGCCAGGCTGGCGGAACATTTCTTTAACCTGACAACGCTGCGCTTGTTGTCGATGCATTGAAGACTACAACTTAAAGTTTCGCATGTAAAGCAGAAGAAACAAAAAGTTTCGTTTGAGTATAAAAAAAGACACCTCAGGCGGGTGTCTCATTTTGGAGAGAAACTATGGCTTGTTATTTTTGCTGATTGTGGATGATGTCAAACACATCACTTTTGAGAAGATCAATTTCGTGTAACACGGTCTTTGTATGCAGTATGAGGCGCAGCTTTTCTGCCTCAGGCAACTGGTTAAAGAGGGATAATAAAGCCTCTTCTTTTTCGTCAAGCTCTCTGCGTGCGCTGGTGGTTAGCACGACATTCTCTGCATCCCCATCCTCATCCATAAAGAACCAGTGCTCGGGCTTACGTGAAACAGCTGCAAGGCGTTTCAGACGTTCGCCACTGGCCACTGTTTTTCCCTTTGACCAGTTTTGGACAGCCGTATGGGAGAGCATGACCTGTTTTGCGAGATCGGCCATATTCCAGCCATTTTCGGTCATGACCTGTTTGATTCTTTTTGCGAATACGGGATGAGCGACTTTATTCATATTGTTATTTTACAACCTTTGGTTTCGCCTAGCACTCCAACTATTTGTTTCGTTTTTCTTGCAACTTAAAGTTTCGTTGAGTATCCTCATGTCATTCCACTGACAGGAGGCCCAATGAACAAATCACTTAAAGAAAAAATCACCAATACCATGTCGCGTGTCGACATTGGTGCGCAGCTTGGCATTTCATCTCAGGCAGTAAGCAAATGGATGAGCCAAGGGAAAGTCCCTGCGGGACGTGTTGTCCCTCTTTGCAAAGTCCTCAACTGGGCTGTAACGCCCCACGAAATTGATCCAGTGGCCTACCCAAACCCAACCGATGGTTTACCGCGTCAGGAGCACTAATCATGCAAACACTTTCTTTTCAACAGAATAACAGAGCGCCAGCAGAGCGCCTGACATTCTCGTTTCACCAGAATGAGAGGGATGACCAAAAGATTGATCACCGCGCCATCTGTTCTGCCGTTCGCGCCTGGGCGGCAGCAGAAGGGCGTGTGGCTGTAGCCCTGGCAATCAAAGAAGCGGTTGAAGAGGCGGGACTGGTAGGAATAGACACCAGCTGCAATGCCGACGTATGGAATGTGAAGCTGTTTCGTTGGCTGGATAACAAGGAGAAGTCTTCAGTCTACCGGGCGAACGTCGAGCTGCTGGAGCCGGTCATCCTTTCAGTGTTGCCGCTGGCTTTCCGTGATCGCGTGGTTAAAAGCGATTGCGCCTCTGTGCGCATAGCCGCAGCGGTTAAAGAAGATGCCGAAGCAATCCAGGCTGTGATTTTAAGAGCGCCAAAGCACGAGCGCCTGAAGGAGATCAGCGAAAGCATCGTGGCGAGGTTCTACCTGGATGGGCCGGATTCGGTTGCACCGCTTATGGCGATGGTTACAACGATGCTGGGGGTTGTATGACGGAGTTAAAAATGGCGAAAGCCGCGGTGCGCGAACACCAACGGCTTTCTGATGCAAATGCGACTAACAATTGCGAGGTAAGTATGTCAGCAACAAGTACCAAGGTAAACATCCAGCCAACCCATAGATGCTCTTTTTGCGGAAAGACAAATGTCGAAGTTGCCGGCGCTCTCATCATTGGGGATGGCGTCTCAATCTGTCAGGAATGCGTTTTGTTGTGCGTCGAGATCGTCTTTAAGCACTCCGCCAGAACTGACGAACTGACAGCAATTTAAGCATTCAGGGGTTTTTATGCGTGATTACGGCAAGGTGCATACGTCTTTTTGGATAAGCGATGGAATGCGTCGGGTTTCTGATGATGCCCGGCTGCTTGCGCTGTACCTGCTCACTGGCCAACACACAAACATGATTGGGTGTTTCCGGCTGCCTGATGGATACGTTTCGGAAGACCTCAACTGGATACCTGAAAGGGTTTCGAAAGGGTTTGATGAGCTATCTAAAAACGGTTTCGCAACGCGTGATTCTGCATCGAAATGGGTGCTTATTCTGAACTTCATGCGATGGAATCCTATTGAGAATCCAAACCAGGGCATTGCAGCTCTGCGTCTGTTTGCTCAGGTGCCGGACAAATCCACTGTGAAGTCAGAGCTGGCGCGGCTTATGGCCGATGCGATCGCTCATATCGGCAGTTCAAAGCTAAAGGGTTCTGAAAGGGTTCTTGAACAGTTTCTTAACCAGGAACAGGAACAGGAACAGGAACAGGAACAGGAAAATACTTCGGGGCATGGCTCCGCCACACCCCCAGGGAGTGATGCTCAAGTCGGTGTTGCTACGCCTCCGAAAAAGAACGCCTACCCGGATGAGTTCGAGCAGGCGTGGGCGATTTATCCAAAGCGAGCTGGAGGCAACAGCAAGGCGGATGCCTGCAAAGCCTGGAACGCCAGAGTTAACTCAGGAGTCACTGCTCAAGAGTTGCTGGACGGCACGCGGCGATACGCCGAATTCGTGAGGGCTACGGGGAAATTTAACACCGAGTACGTCAAACAGGCCGCAACGTTCTTTGGCCCCTCGAAGCACTACGAGGAAGCCTGGAATGTGACGGCGTCGTCCGGTGCGCGGGATCCCAACACCATTTCCCGTCCAGATAACACCATCCCACCAGGGTTCAGGGGTTAACCATGAAAAACGCAATCGGCACCGGCAGCGCGCTAGAGCGCCTGCGGAAGTTTATCCCGGCCAGCGTGCAGCCGAAATTCAACAGCGTTGCAGAATGGCAGGCATGGCAGCAGGAAGAGGGCCGTAAACACTGCCAGCAAATCGAGAAGCAAAACCAGCGCACCCGGTCTGAGAAGATTTTTGGCCGTGCCGGAATACAAGCCCTTCACCGCAGCTGCTCGTTCGCGAACTACGAGGTGTCAGGCCCGGAACAACGTCAGGCCTACAGCATGGCGAAGAGCTACGCGCAAAACTTTGGTGGCGGCGGATTCGCAAGCTTCGTCTTCAGCGGCGCACCGGGTACCGGGAAGAATCATCTGGCAGCGGCGATCGGCAACCACCTGCTGGCAGCCGGGCACTCCGTTCTGGTGGTGACCATCCCTGACCTGATGCTCCGTGTTCGCGAGTGCTACGACGGCGGACAGTCTGAATCAGCGCTGCTTAACGACCTGTGTAATGTCGATCTCCTGGTGCTGGACGAAGTTGGCATCCAGCGCGGCTCCAGCGGTGAGAAGGTGATCATCAACCAGGTTATTGACCGTCGGCTCTCCTCGATGCGACCGGTCGGCATCCTGAGCAACCTGAATTACGACGAGCTGGTGGCCACACTCGGCGCGCGAGTCGTAGATCGCCTTCGGATGGACAGCGGCATCTGGGTCAATTTCGACTGGGCAAGCTATCGCGGGAACGTATCGCACCTGCGGGCTGTGAAGTGAGAAGGGAGTGAGTATGCCAAGACCAAAAACTCAACGCGAGCGCACCCTGTTCATCGCCTGGATTATTGAGCTGGTGAAAAAGCATGGCCGCGCAACGACAAACGATGTCGTCGCCATTTTCGGCCTTCACCGCACCACTGCCGAGAAATACATCCGGGCTGCCGTAGAGCAGGGGAAACTTATCCGCCACGGGCGCTGCGGCGTCTTCCGCGACCAGCGGGC